AGCTCACAGGAGACATGTTTGCAGATATGGAGATAAAAGATCAAATCCACAATCTAGAGATGCAGTTAAACGGAACAAAACCAACAGATTCACACTTTGATTGCGTAGGATGCGGTAGTTAGTTAAAATTTTGCTAAATTTGTTGTTAATTAAACAAAATCAAATGGCAAAGAATAAAAAACTATCGAAGGAAGAATTCGATAAACTCAAAAGTCTCAGCGAGAGATATCAAACATTACTTTACGAAATAGGGAGCCTGGATGTTAAAAAGGACAGCTTATTAAATACTTTCCCAGCCGTTAGCGGTGAGCTATCTGGATTCCAAATGGAAATAAGAGAGAAGTATGGGGAGGGAAAAGTAAATCCTACAAACGGAGAGATCGAAAATGCCAATTAGAAAGATATCCATAGGGCCAGACTACAAGAACGCGATGCATTATGCGGTTAAGCAGGTTGTGTGCGGGGGCCATGTCATAACTAATATTAGGCAGGAAGATGCCGATCACGTTATATACATACAGAAAGACGGCTCTGACGAGATAGTCAAATGGAAAGCATATAACGAGACGGTTCCGAAATCAATTGAGTTTAATATAGACTTTGAATGAGATCACCACACTACTTTCTAGTTGAACCACTAGGCGGTAAGAGGTACGACAACAGAAGTAATATTGGCGGTAAAGAAGTAGTCCTAAGCACTTCCTTGGAGGACGCAAAGGAGACACAACGCCAAGCAATAGTCGTAACCACTCCGTTCGGTTATAAAGGCCCAGTAAAGGATGCTGCGCTAGTATTGACGCACCACAATGTTTTCCGTAGGTTTTTTAACACTCAAGGAAAAGAGGTGTCATCATCCAGTCATTTCAGAGGTGATTCATTTATCGTCGAGCCAGCGCGTATATTCATGTACAAGAACGACTGGGTAGACCCATGGGTATCCCTAGATCCGTATTGCTTTATAGAGCCATCGGCAAACGATGGTAGTTCACTATCAGGAGCAGAGCTAAAAGAGTTTTGGGGAACGGTAAGGTTTGCTAACCCTACCATGGTAGATATGGGACTAAACAATGGAGACGTTGTATCATACAAGCCTGAGACTGAGTATGAATTTAGGATAGAAGGAAAAGTTTATTACAGAATGTACATCAACGATATATGCCTAAAAAAGTAGACCAACATAGAGATCTTACCGAAAGGTTTATAGAGGCGGGTTATAAGGCCGCAGAAGAACTAATAAAGGTAGCAGAAGCTCCAATTATAAAGACAGACAAAAAGGCTGTTGCAGGAGAATTAATGATAGACTTCACTGACGAACTAGCCGCAGAAAAAATGAAGAACGCCGCCGCTGCAAAAAAGTTAGCGATATTCGACGGGTATGATATTCTAGATAAAACAAAGGAGAAGCAAAAAGAATTGGACTCCGAAGACGGCAAGACTGTCGAAGACACAACAAAGAAAAAAATAACAACACTACCAAGTGCAGAAAGCAGGGCAACATAACATATCATGGAGACCACTCTACACTGTGGTTCCTAATTACATTCCCAATAATGTACTCAAAGGCAAGAACACTAAGAAATCTTGGCAGTACGGGTACGATGAAAAGTACGATATCGTAGTTATATCCAAGGATGGTACAATCGGTGAAGTGTATGATATTAATGGGGTAAAGATAGGTCTGCCTACACGACCAAAATCGCTAGAGAAGTTAGATAATAAATGGGTGGCACACATCCCTCCAAAAGAACTAACAAGGATTAAGACAAGGCAGGAGTGGACAAACTCTCCGGAGGAGTTTAAGGCTAGGTATATTGACCACATAATTGAAGAGTTTGAGAGGAGAGATCAGGGGCACTGGTTCACAAACAACAACAAACCAACCTATATAACAGGGAGCCACTACATGTACCTTCAGCACACGAAGATAGATATTGGGAAGCCTGATTTCAGAGAGGCGAATAGAGTTTTCTTTATCTACTGGGAAGCGTGCAAAGCTGACAAGAGATGCTACGGGGAAATTTACCTTAAGATACGTCGTTCGGGATTCTCTTTTATGGGAGCATCCGAAACTACTAACATAGGGTCATTAGCGAAGGATAGTCGAATAGGTATGCTTTCCAAGACAGGCCCTGATGCCAAGAAGCTATTTACAGACAAGGTGGTTCCAATATCAATAAACTACCCGTTCTATTTCCAACCATTACGATCAGGGATGGATCGCCCAAAGACAGAGATACTGTATAGTCTCCCAGCTACTATGATTACGAAAAGTAACATGTACGATGTAGGGAAAGATGACGGGGAAGAGGGGTTAGACACCTCTATTGACTGGAAAAACACAGACGACAACAGTTATGATGGGGAGAAGCTATTGTACCTCTTACATGATGAGTCGAGTAAATGGGTTAAGCCATTAAACATCAAAAATAACTGGCGAGTCACAAAGAGTCACAAAGACATGCTTACGTCTAGGAAGTAAGGTTATTGGAAAATGCTTAATGGGATCAACATGTAACGCACTTGCAAAGGGTGGTCAGAATTACAAAGATTTATATATGGATTCGGATCCGTTGGAGCGATCAGCCAATGGTCAAACTAAGTCTGGCATGTACAGGCTGTTTATACCTATGGAGTGGAATTTTGAGGGGTATATCGATCAGTACGGGATGCCAGTATTCGAGACACCAAAGAAGCCAGTAATGGGGGTTGATGGTGAACTTATAACCCAGGGAGTCATAGAGTATTGGAACAATGAGGTTGAGGCATTAAAGGGTGACCCTGATGCGTTGAATGAATTTTACAGACAATTCCCAAGGACTGAGGCTCACGCGTTTAGAGATGAATCAAAGGAGTCTCTTTTTAACCTTACCAAGATATACGACCAAGTAGACTACAATGATGCTACAAACGTAGACCAAATATTAACTAGAGGGTCATTTCATTGGAAAGGAGGTAAAAAAGACACAGATGTTGTTTGGACCCCAGATGTAAGGGGAAGATTCCTTGTATCATGGCTACCAGACAAGAACATGCAAAATAGGGTTACAGAGCGCGGAGGGAAGTTTTACCCTGGGAATGAAATGATAGGAGCGTTCGGATGCGATCCATATGACATATCAGGAACAGTAGGAGGGGGCGGCTCTAAAGGAGCACTACACGGAGTAACCATGTTCAACATGTCTGACGCCCCGTCCAATGAATTTTTCTTGGAATATGTAGCAAGGCCGCCAATGCCTGAAGTATTCTTTGAGGACATAATAATGGCTATGCGTTTTTATGGAATGCCAATACTTATAGAGAACAATAAGAACAGACTACTGTATACATTAAAGGCCAGAGGATATAGGCCATTCTCTATAAACAGGCCTGACAAACACAGGAGCAAACTGTCTAAGTTTGAGATGGAAGTTGGAGGGATGCCAAACTCATCGGAAGATGTGAAGCAAGCTCACGCGGGCGCGATCGAAACCTTTATAGAAAAGAATGTAGGGATAGACAAGCAAGGGGAATACAGGCCAGCTGATGACATGGGCCGGATGTTCTTCACTAAAACATTGGAGGACTGGGCCAGGTTTGACATATCAAACAGAACGAAGTTTGATGCAACCATAAGCTCAGGTCTAGCCTTAATGGCTATCCAAAGGTTTGCCAACAACCCTTTAAGAAAAAAGACCAATATAAACGTTAACTTTGTAAGATACGACAATACTGGATATAATAGTAAGATAATAGGGGATGAATAAAAAAAACAAGATTCTTATACGCCAAGCTGACTTCCCAAACCAATTAGCACCAGACGCAGAAAAAGACTCCTTAGAGTACGGACTTAAAGTAGGCAAGGCGATACAATACGAGTGGTTTAAGAAGAAAGGCAACAGCTGTAGGTTTTATGATCAATGGACAGATTTCCATAGGTTAAGACTCTACGCTAGAGGTGAGCAGTCTGTTCAGAAGTATAAGAAAGAAATGTCAGTTGAGGGAGATCTATCCATGCTCAACCTAGACTGGACCCCTGTACCAATTATCCCTAAATTCGTTGACATCGTCGTTAACGGAATATCAAACAGAGACTTCAGCGTAAAAGCATACTCTCAAGACGCAATGTCAGCAGAGAAAAGATCTGAGTACCAAGACTTATTAGAAGCAGACATGATCGCAAAAGACATGCTGATTCAAACAAAAGAGATGTTCGGAGTCGATGCGTTTAATGTTGACCCTGATACTATACCAAATAGCGATCAAGAGCTTTCTTTACACATGCAGCTTAACTATAAGCCAGCAATAGAGATAGCAGAGGAGGAAGCGGTAAGCACAGTGTTCGATATGAACAGGTTTGCTGAGATAAAGAAAAGAGTAGACAGAGATATCACCACACTAGGTATTGGTGTTGCAAAGCATAGGTTCAGCTATGACGGTGGAATTGTTCTGGAATATGTTAATCCAGCTGAGATAGTATATAGCTACACAGAGGATCCTGACTTTAAGGATGTATTCTACTGGGGAGAGATTAAGCAAATTCATATCACAGAACTTAAAAAAATTAAGCCAGACATCACTCCTGAAGAGCTTGAAGATATACATAAGAGCAGCGGGCTTTGGAGCACAGAGTATAGTATAATGAGACCGTACAATGACGATGTGATGCAAAAAGAGATCGTCAATGTTCTATTCTTTAATTATAAGACTGACTACAACTTTGTTTGGAAAAAGAAAATACTAGACAACGGCGGAGAGCGAGCAATCAGAAGAGACGAATCGTTCAACCCTCCTGCTGATGAGGATGCGATGTTCGAGAGAGTAGACAAGACTATCGATGTATGGAGAGAGGGAGTTGTAGTTCTTGGGACTGATCACATATTACAGTGGGAGATATCAAAGAATATGGTTCGCCCAGAGTCTGCATTCCAAAAGGTTCATCCTAATTATATAGCAGCAGCTCCTAGAATGTACAAGGGGAATATAGAGTCACTAGTTAGAAGAATGATCCCATTCGCTGACTTGATCCAGGTTATTCATTTGAAAATACAACAGGTAGCCAGTAAGGTTGTTCCAGACGGTATCTTTATAGATGTGGACGGAATGAACGACATCGACTTAGGAAATGGCGCTTCATATAACCCTCACGAGGCAATTAAGATGTTCCTGCAAACAGGTACAGTTATAGGAAGAAGTAGGACTGAAGATGGAGAGTTCAATCACGCTAAAATCCCGATACAAGAGATAACACACAGCAGTGGGCACAACAAGATTAGAGGTTTAATCGAGACATATAATTTCTATCTAAACGCGATCAGAGATGTAACTGGGCTTAATGAAGCAAGGGATGGTAGCATGCCAGACCCAGACGCTTTAGTAGGGATACAGAAGATGGCAGCATACAATAGCAATGTAGCCACTAAGCATATTTTAGACGCCGGGATGGACATAACATTACGAATGGCAGAGTGTGTATCACTACGGATAGCTGACGTATTGCAGTATGCTGACTTCCGAGAGGAGTTTGCTATGCAGATAGGTAAGTACAATGTTGCCTTGCTAGATGAAATCTCAACTTTATATCTTCACTCGTTCGGTATTTTCATGGAGGTATCGCCAGACGAAGAGGAAGAATTAGAATTAGAGACGAACATTCAGATAGCATTAAAAGCTCAGGGGATCGACCTAGAAGATGCGATAGACATCCGAGAGATCAAAAACCTCAAGCTTGCAAACCAACTACTTAAACTCAAACGTAAAGAGAAAGAAGAGCGTGATGCTGCCAGGGAAGAGAAGAAAATGCAAATGCAAGGAGAGATAAATGCTCAATCTGCTGCTGCTGCTGCACAAGCGAAAATGGAGGCTGTGAACGCAGAGGCTCAAGCTAAAATAGAGATTGAGACAGTGAAGTCTAATCTTTTGAAGGAACAAGACTCGCACGAAGCTCAGCTTAAATTAAGTTTAATGCGTGAAGAATTTAACTTCAGTATGCAGTTAGCGAAGGTAAATGCAGGTGCAACGAGAGATAATGACGCTTTCAAAGAAGACCGTAAGGACGAGAGAACAAAGATCCAAGCGTCTCAAGCATCTGAGCATATTGACCAGCGCAACACTGGCAAACCACCTAAGAAATTCGAGTCGAACGAGGACAGTTTAGACGGGTTCGGGACGAACAGTTTTGTGTAGTAAAAAACATATTAAAATAAAAGTGTTAAATTTGTAACAATTAAATCAAATAATATATGAAAATTACAGGAGCAAAAGTAATTGACAAAGAAGAAAAAGGTACTCAGCAGATCGAGAAAGACCTTATAGATAAAAAAATTGAAAAAGACAACGAAGGGACACCAGACGTTCCACCGGTCGTTGAAAAAGAAACACCACCAGTAGTAGAGTCTCCGCCCGCTATTGAAATAAATGAGGAGAGCGTTCTTTCTTTTTTGAATACAAAGTACAATAAAGACACTACATCTTTAGACGACTACACCAAGCCTCAAATTATAGAGAAGGAAAGGGAGTGGGAGTATGAAGATGTGAAAGCATTCCACGACTACAAAAAAGAAACGGGTAGGAGCTTGAGTGATTTTATTGAATTAAATAGGGACTACAGTAAGATGGGTCCAGATGAAATGCTTCGCAGCTACTACAGCAGCAAACATAAAGGCCTTGACAGTAATGACATCAACGAGAAGATAGATTTACAGTTCGGGTTCGATAGAGATGTTGATGAGGATACGACTATTAGACGTAAAGAGCTAGCGAAGAAAGAAGAGGTTGCAATCGCAAAGGAATACTTTAATAAGAACAAGGAACAGTTCAATGTGCCGCTTGAGTCAAGCTCGCCGTTGGTTTCGGAAACTGAAAAGGGGGATTACGATGCGTTTAAACAATATAGTACCAGTGAAGCTTCCCGTAAGGAAAAAGCACAAAAACAGAGTGAATTTTACTCAAAAAAAACTAATGAATTATTCTCTGACAAGTTTGAAGGTTTCAAATTTAAAGTTGGGGAAGACAAAGAGTTAGTCTACAAGCCGAGTGATATAGAGAAAACAAAAGAAGATAACAATTCTTTCTATATGAATCAGATTGATGAGAAGGGTTACGTTAAAGACATCGAGAAGTACCAACGATCGATTAAGCCAGGCATTACAGCTAGAGTTATGGGAGAAGATACTGGTAACAAACTAAGAATAAAAAAACAAAACTAAAAACTAAAACAAAATGGCATTAGATGCATTTTCGGCAGGGCACTTAACACCAGCACCGAGCCAAGTAACACTAAACAGCAATTATCTATCTGCTGAGGATTTTGACTTCGTTAGTCAATATCTTCCAGAATTAGATTCAGCAGAGTTCGAGAGATTTGGACCACGTACAGTTGCAGGATTTCTTCAACTAACAGGTTCAGAGATTCCCTTCGCTTCTGACTTGATTAAATGGGTAGAACAAGGACGTCTACACACAAAATACGAAGGCGTAACAGCTAACGTAAACTTCACTTCTAACGAATTGGAAGAGTTCACAATTGCTTCTGGCACTTGTACGTTCCGAGCTGGTCAAACAGTAATGATCTCAGAAGAGCAAGCAGCAAGTACTGTTTCTCATAAAGCGATCGTAACAGCAGTAGGGGCAGCAACAACTGACGCAGGGGTTGACTCTTTCCGAGTAGCTTACTACGACTTGATGACATCATCACCGTTTACAGGAACAGTTACAGTATTCGCTTACGGATCTGAGTTCGGTAAAGGTGAAGACGGAATGTTATCAGCACTAGAGGCTGAGTCTGACGTATTTGAGGTTAAACCAATCATCGTAAAGGAAATGTACGAAGTATCTGGTTCTGACATGGCTCAAATTGGATGGATCGAAGTAGCTACAGAAGAAGGAGAGGCAGGATACTTCTGGTTCCTTAAATCATCTTCTGAAACGCGACTACGTTTTAACGACTACATGGAGATGTCTCTTATTGAGGGCATACCAGCGGCAGATGGTTCAGGTGCAGAATTAGCACTAGTACCAACACTAGGGTCAACTGAGACAAAAGCAGGTACAGATGGCTTGTTCTATGCGATTGAGCAAAGAGGAAACGTTTGGTCTGGAGGTAATCCAACTGCAATGTCTGATTTCGACACGTTATTGCAACGTCTAGATAAGCAAGGTAGTATTGAGGAAAACATGTTGTTCATCAACAGAGCATTCTCATTAGATATCGATGACATGCTTGCATCACAAAACTCTTACGGAGCTGGTGGAACATCTTGGGGTGTATTCAACAACGACAAGGAGATGGCGTTGAACCTAGGATTTGAAGGATTCACTAGAGGTGGATACGAGTTCTACAAAACTGACTGGAAATACTTAAACGATCAAACTCTTAGAGGTGGATTAGTTGGAGGTAAGGTCAGCGGAGTTATGATTCCGGCGGGTCAAACAACAGTATATGACCAAGTATTAGGTCAGAATGCTAAACGTCCATTCCTACACGTTCGTTACAGAGCGTCCGAGCATGAGAATCGTCGTTATAAGTCATGGGTGACTGGGTCCGCAGGTGGAGCTAGAACATCTAGCATCGATAAGATGAAAATTGACTTCTTAACTGAGCGTGCATTATGTACACTAGGAGCAAATAACTTCTTCGTTTTTAACGACTAAGAATAACATAATAGAGCAGGAGACATGCCGTCTCCTGCTTATTTTTTAGAATTAAATTACAATTAAAATCAAAATAAAATGGCAAAAGAACAAGTAGTATATATATTGTGCGACGATAAAAGACCTATCTCGAAAACAATACCATCAAGACACACTCACAGAAGTTCCCTACTGTGGTTTGATAAAAAAGCAGGGACAACGCGAGCACTTCGATTCGCAAACAACCAAAGAAGCATATATCAGGACGAACAAGATGGCAATGCCGTCATGACTCCTATTGAGTTTGAAGATGGGATGTTAGTAAACGATCCTGAGTTTGACGCTTTAAGAATAGAATTCCTTAACGCACACCCATTTAACGAAGCAAATGGAGGGAAGGTGTTTAAACTAAGAGACTTAGAGGTTGATGCTCAAGAAATCATTGATCTTCTTGACGAAGAGAAAAAGGCCACGGATATTTCGTATGGCATGACCGTACCAGAGTTAGAGGATTTCGCTTATGCTAAGTGGGGTAAGAAATCTATAAACTGGAAAACAGCAGCTCTTACGAGAGATGTTCGTTTATTCGCAAGAAATAATCCTACTGAGTTTTTAGGGATGGTTGACAGCCCCGACACAGATTCTATATCTCTAATTGAAAAGGCATTAGCTGAAAAGATAATCCAATTCAAAAAAGGAAAGACTGAATTACATTGGTCAACAGAAGATAACATGAGATTCATAACACGCCTACCAAAAGGCACTGATACGATGAAAGCGTTGAATACTTTCTTCGCTACAGACGAGGGTGTGAAGGTATATATAGAGCTCGAAGAATTAGTCTCATAAATTAACTATCTTTGTAAGATATTATAAACCCATAAATTTTTTAAACATGGCAAAATTCATAAGTGTTCCCCTTCAAGACTTACTTGACAGCGGAACTGACGCAACAGGTACAGCTAGCAAGCTAACCGTAACAAGCACAGCAACATTCACTGTTGGTGACTATGTACATAACACATCTGATGGGACGTACGCAACTATTACAGCAATTGACTCAGGCACGGTAGCCTCTATAAGCGCAGACATCATGGATGCAGCAGAGACTTACGCTGTTTATTCAGCGACAGTTGCAACCAATAGCAGGTTGATCTCAGCGGAAGAAGTATTATTGGTTAATCAAGCTTCGGCAGCTGCTAACATTATAGGAGCCACTACAGTAAATTACTCATCAGGAGGGACAGATGTATTGACCGTCACGCATTCTGGAAACTTGTTAGCTACGGTAACCGTTGCTAATGCGTTTGACGAAGCGCTTAAAACTGCACATAGCACAGCATGGTTTAAGACAACAGCTCTTAAGATGCCTGCTGGCACAGGGGTGTTTACGTTAGCTATCGCATAATAGCTACAGATACCTAAGTTATCGTATTAAAGACCTCGCTCTAAGTGGGGTCTTTTTTTTATCTTTGTATAAACCGATATAAATGATCAACGAGGTTAGGAATACAGTCATGTTCGTGCCTAACAAGGACAACAATGGATATGTAACGCCAGAGGCATTCAACTCATACGCTAGACAAGCACAGATAGAGATATTTGAGCAGACCTTCTTTGATTATAATAACGCGATGGTTAGAATGAATAACCGAATGAGCGGATCGGGGTACGGTGATATACCAAAGCATCTTAAAGAGACGATTGACAAGTTTAATGTGCCAAACGAAGTATTGTTCTATCACAATAATCATTTCGAGCTACCTAGAGCTGCTGCACATGTAGATCACCCAGGGCAAACCGCCACTAACGACTGGTTTCACTTGACAAGTATAAATTACAACTACGTAGCAGACATAGAGAAGATTGACGAGAACAAAATAATCGCTCT